TTCAACCTGTTTAGGTTGTTTTTTTGTTTTTGTTTCCATGATATAATATAATTAAATAGTTTGTAAAAATAAAAGCTTAGGGGCCGAAGCCCCTTTGCTTTCATTAATTAATTGACTTATGAGTCAAGAGCAATTGTACAACTTAGTATATCTGAGTGAGCAAACACAGAGTTTACGTCATCACAAACAACTAAAAACTTATCTGAATTAAAAGATCCAATGTCAGTAATAGCTTTAGCTAAAGCTTTAAAAACTTCTAGTTCTTTGTCAGCAGTACAAGTTAATGTAACAATATCAGCAGAAGCACCATCAGTACCACCGCTTTGTATTGAGCTACCAAATTTTACAAGTATTGTTGCGTCAGCAGCAACAGTTATACCTAAAAGCGAGCTTACAGGATACATTGCAGCGTCATCAGCAGCGTCTATGAAAATTAAAAATTTGTCCATTTTTGTTTAGTTTTTAAGAGTTAATATTATGATTCTTTTAATAATACAAAGTTATTAGCTCCTTGAACTATTAAACATCTTTCAGACAAATAGTGTACTTCCATGAAGTCATCTCCTACATAGCTAGCTTGTCCTACAGAACCAGTTACCCAAGATTTCATTCTTCGGTCATCAGTTTCTGAAGATCTGTAACGTACGTGTAAGAAAGGACGTGTCATGTTTTTACCTAATGACTGATCGTATACAGTTGAAGTTCCAGCAGGAATTAATACTCCTGAGATGTCTCCAAATCCACCACGAGCAGCAGCATCGTTTAAGTATTTCCAATCAGACTTGTAGAAATCGTAAGATCCTCTTCTGAAAGCAGAAAAACCAAAGTTTAATGCCATGTCAGCGTCGTTGTCAAATACTCCAAAAGAAGCACCACCTTGATAGTTAGCGTTGATGCCAGCTACCATGTCGTCAAAAGTAAGAGCCATTGATCTGTTTAAGTATAACATATTTTCTTCTATAGCACCTTGCTTGTCAAGATTTTTTAACAATAAGTCAAAATCTCCAAGAGAAGCTAAATCTTCAAATACGTTACCTCTAGTTTCAATAGCAGAGAATAAACCTTCTGTACCTACATCACCTGGCTGAGTTACTCCTAAACCACCTGTTGCATCATGAATTAATGAAGCGCTAGCTCCTTTTTCAGCTTCAATTAATGAAGTTTCTAAATAATCCATAAAACGTAGTCTAGTTTCTCCAGCAGACTTTAAATACCAAGAATATCCTACTTGTCCAGCTTCGTCAGTAGTTTCAACCCATCCGATTCTAGCAGTATCAGAACCATTAATTTTAAAGTGATCTTTAATAATTATTGGCTTGTTGTTATACTGTTGGAACTGTGGCTTAAGCTCACCGCTTTGGCTAGCACTACCTTTAGCAAATTCTTTACCGTATACAAATATATTTAACTGATCGTTGTCAGCAAATGTACCTGTCATAGCAGCTTTAGAATATGGTAATAAAGTAGCATCTGTGTTACCAGCTCCTTGACCTGCAGTTTGTGTAGCAGAAGCAGCTGTTGTAGATACATAGCACTTTAAAGTTTTAAGTCCAGTAGCAGCGTCAGTAACTAATACTGTATCACCAACTCTTAATGAGTTGTTTAATGCAGTACCAAGTGAAATAGTGTTACCAGAGGCACTTTCTACTTCTACACTTGTTGTACTTCCAGCAGCACCTGCACTTTTATATGCAATATGCAATCTGTTTTGCTCAGACCAAACAACTTGATCAGAACTCATAGGCATTTCAGCGCCTACCATTTGTAAAAATCCACTGATAGTACGGTTTCCGTAGCGCTCTACTTCTTGCTCGTACAACTCAGGTAGATATTGTTGTGACCAATCAGCACTTCCGTCAACAAAACTAATATAGTTTGTAGACAAAACATCTGCTGTTGGGTGTGGAGTAAGTGAAAATGATCCACCTAATCCTAAAGATGTGTTAAAACCCATTTTTTTAAATTTTTAAGTTTTTATTTTTTTCTAATTTTAAATTTTAACCTAGAACTATTCTCACCGCCTAACACTTTAATTTTCATACCGCTAGTATCTACAACTGGTTTAACAGTTCTAGCACCCATGTCAATATTTTTTGACTTTGCAGCGGTTTCTTTTATTGCGTCAGCCTTACCTTGCTCATAAAAATGCGATACAATTTTATCAATATTTTTACCAGCATATAAAGCTTTATGATAACCAGCAGCGTCTTTCATCATATTATTTTCATCTAAGAACTCCTTAACGAAATTAGATATGTCACTCTGGTAATCCTTAACAGCATTTGCATCTTTTACATTGTACCTATATTTTTTGTCTCCAACTCTAAAATCAAAACCTTTGAAGTTTTCGTTAAAAACATTATTGGTAGTTTGCTCAAATTGCTTATACTGCTTTTGTTGGATATCATTGGCAGTGGTTTGTTTTTGGTTGTATTCGTTATAAAAGTTAATAGCATCTTGCTGGTCTTTAGACAACTTAGAACTCAACTTGACTTCTTTGTAGTATTCGTCTTTCATTCCAGTAAGAAACTTTTTAGCTTTCGCAACTTCTTCTTTCAATGCCAACTTTTTCTTTCTAATATCTCTTTGTTCGTCTAGTTCTTCATCATATGAAAAACTGTCTTCAATTAAAAAGTTAATCTCTTCATTATTAAGATGAGATTTAGTTGACTTGTAATATTCTTTTAATAATGTATTATTGTCTACGTTAGTATAGTCTGCATTTAATCTTGCATAATCTTCTATACTACCGCCAGTATCTTCCATAAACTTTACCAAACTTTCAATGTTTTCTGGTAACTGTCTTTGTTCTTGTACTGGTTTTGTTTCTTCTACAACAGGCTGTTCTACAACAGGTTTTTCTGTAACAGTTTCTTCTTCTGTTATCTCTTGTATAACCTGCTCCTCAACTTGCTGTTCAGTCTGTTCTTTATTGTCTGACTCTTGCGGTTTTTCATCTTGTGCTTGCACCCGCACTTCTTCTTTAGCATCTGTATCAGCGTTTTTATTTTGAAACTCTTTTAATTTTCCTAAGTCTAATTTAATAGTGCCATCTTTTTTAACTTCTTTATACGAGGCATCTTCTTTTTTAGTTTCTTCAGTTGTAGTTTCAACTTGATCTACAACTTCATCTTTGATCTCTTCGATCGGTTGTGTTTGTTCTGACATGATAAAATATTATATAATTGTTAATTTACTATCAACGCGGCTCGAACTGTTCAAGTCCAAATCCACCTAAATTATCTTGTCCTGCGGACTCAAAGTTTTTAGGCGGTGCGTTTGTTTTTCTTTGATTTATAAGCTCACTTTGTTGTGATGCTTGTATCTTAGTTCTTTCATCTTTACGATCTTCTTTGAACTTATCTTTTTCTTTAGCAATAGCTATTTGCCCTTGCTGTAGTTGTCTATTTATTTCAAACTCATACTGCATTAATTCTTTTTTAATTGCAGCTTCTCTTTCTAGTTTAGCTATTTCAAGCTGAGATTTTATTTGTTCTAACTGAGCTTTTGACTCAGTAAGCGCTTGTTGCTTTTGCATATCAGCAGCAGCAGCAGCTTGAGCAGCTTGTGCATTAGCTTGACTTTGCATTTGCATATTAGCTTGTGCTTGCTGTTGATCTAGCTCTTGTTTTTTCTTACGTCTTATTTTAAGTAATTGATTAGCTAGTTTTAAATTTCTAACTTCTCTAATATCAATAGCATCTTCAAGATTTATCTGATTAGATTTTAAAGCTACTTGTATATTGTTTTCAAGCATTGCTTTTTCTTCTTCATCAGGAGCTAATTCTATAAATACACCAAAGTCGTGAAGGTGTAGTTCAGCCATTTCTTTTAAAGTAGAAACATTAAACTTACCTAAAGTTTTTATAAACGACTCTTTAGTTGGTGAATATTCTATTACATCAGACACACGCATTGCAATACACTCTGCCATCGTTAGGGTTATATACAAGCTTGACTGCAATATGTGTCTTGTTGCTGTATTAGAATTAGCAGCAGCAATTTTTTGTATACCTACTAATGCGTCTTTATCTGGCATGCTGCCATCTCTAGCTTCATTTAAACCAGTAACATCACGCATCATTTGTAAGTAATAATTATATGTATTTATTAAAGACGCTATTTTATTATTACCACCACTTGTATTTATCTCTCTTATAGGTAGTGAACCTCTGTTCATGTCACCATCTTGTGTCATTGATCTACCAATAACACTACCTGTTTGGAAATACATATTTAAAGCTTCTTGTGGATTATAGTTTGTTCCGTTACCAAGATCAACTTCAGCTAAACCATCAGCGTCTAAATAAACACCATCTGGTACCATGCGTGATAATACTTGTTGTAGCTTTAAATGAGTTATTTGTATCATATCAGCAAAGCTAGTCATACGACTTACTAAACTTTCAATACGACCTTCATACATACGTGGTGCACATATAGCGTAACTCATCTGAGCTTTAGTAGTATCTGCTTTTGGTCGCATCATGTTTTTCTTCAACTCCCATTTTAAAACATCTTTACTACCAATAACTTTTACACCTTCGTATATAACTTCAATAGCTCTATCTACTTTTTCAAAATCTTCCGCTTCAGGTGGATTAAATGTATCGTCTTTTTCTATAGCTTTTTTACCACCAGTAGCTGTATTTTTTATTTTATGAACCTGATTAGCATATGTTTTATATTCAAAATATAATACTGATACGCTATTTTCTTCTTCAGCTTTTGAATTATGTTTATAAGCTATATTGTTATAACCTTTATAACCACCATATTCTTTTAATTGATCATCTGTTAGCTCGGGAAACTCTTTTTTAAGCTCGTTTAAATATATTTCTTTTACTTCACCTACATAATAAATATCATCAAAATAAGGTGAATCACTATTAGAATAAACTAAATCAGCAGGATCTACATACTCTACTTTAATACCTTCTGCTTTATTAAAAGAACTTTTAGCAGCACCAATACCTAAAACAACTAAATCATTATTTATTCTTTTAGTTATATATTCATATTTATTTTTATCAAAAATACTATTAATAGCTTCTTCTTCTGCTATTTCAACAGCTTGCTTATAATCTAGCTGCATATGAAGCTCAAGCTCTTGACTTGATTCTGGTAATTTAGACTGATCTGTTTGATATATGTCCATACCAAGTTGAGCAGCAACAGCATCATTAAAAGTCTTAGCCTGCATGTCTTCAGCTATTTTAGTAACATAATCAGTACGTTCCTGTATAGAAGCTGGGTCTTGTGAGTATGCTTTTATATCGTAAGATCTATCTGCCATACCATTAACAACTATATCTACGAACTTTGGAATAATAGGCACAGGCTTCCAGTCTAAATTTAAATAAGACAAATCACCATTAATAGATAACTCATCTTTATATTTTCTAACTGACTGCTCACCTCTAGCATATAGCCTTAAAGAATTAAAAGCTCTTCTAGACGAACCATATCTACCAGATCCGTTCTTGTCATTATAGTCGGTTTTGTTATTAAACCACTCATGCTCAATAGCTCTACCAACTTTAGCGCCATACTCAGATGTCATTTTTTCTAAATCACTAACCGCTTGGCTGGGAAAAGAACTTTTTATAGCTTTGTTAACCATTTATTTAAATTATTTTTGATCTTGATCCTTTATTGTCATACCTTTTTATACCAAGGTTTATGTTTACAACTTGTCTCTGTTGCGTTGGCGCGTAAAGATTTTTATTACAAGCCATTATAGCAAGTCCAGAACTTATTGAAGCATCAAATTTTGTTCTATTATTTATATCAAACTTAGCCCAGTCTTCTAACGTTCTATTAAAATACATATTACCATAGCCTTGTTCGTTTTGTCCTACATGTTTTTCTATATAAGACTCTATAGCTGCAGCATGAGACTGTTTCATATCTACAGACGAGTTAGGTATACCACCTATTTCTTTTTCAGTTACAGATAACTTATTATAAATCTTATCTGGTCTATTCATTGAGTAACCTCTATAACCTCTTCTTTTAAAATGATATAAAAGTCTAGGTTTATTATTTTCTGCTAGTATTGGCATGCCATAAAATACACAAGCCATAAGTACGTCTTCAAAAAATATTTCAGCAGTTTGTGGTCTAGCAACATATTCTAAAAAAAACTGATTAGAAGGTGCTTCTTCCATTGAAAACTTAGTAAGCCCGTGTAACGCGCCGTTTGAACCTATACCATCTACAGTACCTGATATATCATAACTATCACAACCAAATGCTCCTATGTGATCGTTAGCAGGATATTTAACACCATTTTTTAAACGCATACGGTTTTGCATTTCAACTATTGGCACCCAAGATATTTTAAATCTTCCATTTTTATTTGGCATAAATTCTACAGTAGTATCTTTAATACCGTTTTTCCATTGAAAAGAACCTGTTGTTACTAATGTTGAATTTATTAAATCGTCGTTATAATCTATCTGTTCGTATATCCTAGTTAGATTAAACAAAGACTGTTTAGCTTCGTCTCTAAAAGCGTGGCTTTCAGTTCTTGGAAACTGTCTGTAAAATTCATTTAAACTGTCTTGATCATTTTTTAAACCTTCTACTTCGTTTTGCCAATAATCAATTACACCTTGTCTTATTTTATCCCCAGCTGCATCGAGTACCGGTTGGTTTGGAGTTTCGAAGACAGGTGCTCCATACATATCAATATATCCCTCGTAGTTCCATTCCATAGGTATGAACAAAGAATATAATCCTGAAGCAGTCTGTCCATTGCGATTTCTTTTTGTAACATCTGAGTCATAGTACAGTTTTTTAAAGTTATCACCACCTTTATCTAATGAGTTACTTGTTGAACCCATCATGCATTTACCTATAATTTTACTACCTAATCTTAACGTCGTTTTCGTAACCCTCCAGTTGTTGAGTATGTTGTTCGGCTTCTCCCACTTGCCGCTTTCATCGTGGACAAGGAGTTTAAGCTTCTCACCGTCGTACGAGTTGTCGCCCGTGTTTTTCCAATCGATCGTTGTGTCAAGCCCGTCGAGTTCCTGTAGCTTCTCGTTTGTTTCAAGCTTCTTGCGGGTAAACTTACTCGCGGGTACTCTGTACGCAAGCTCTGTCTTTGGCCTGTCCATACCGTCCTGAATTGGTTTGAAAAAGAAGGGGTAATTAACCGATATCGGTACAACCTTATCCGTAAACATCTTCTTTGCATCTGGACCGGACTTTGATAATATTCCGAACCTCGAATCACTTGATATGGTTGCCATATTAACGCACTCCCCTGACGCCATAAAGGAAAACCCAGAACGTCTGTTCTTAAGATAACACATCCCGTAGGATCTATAATCTGCCTTGCATGCCTCCCAAAATATATAGAATAATCTATTTGATTCGCGAAAGTCTGGTGCTCCCACGTCGATTTTACTCCACTGCAAGTACATGTAATGAGTACCAGTAACATAAGTAGGAACGTCTTTGTTATAAAACCAAAAACCTTCCTCCCTGCGGGTAAACTCATTATCGATGTAATCATACCACTGTTCTTTAAATTCTGTAGGATATTGCTCCCAATCAAATACTGATTTTATTCTTTTTAATACTTTAGGATATTCTGTGTATTCCCAAGTATTTGAATTAAATTTTTTAATTTCAACAGGTTTTGGTAAAGCTATTTTAAGGTTTTGTATTTCAATTATTTGATCTATTTCACCTGTTTTAGATATAACAACTATATCATAGTCTTCGTTATATCCGTAATCCCACTTCTTATACCTATTGTTTTTATTTAATGTTTTAGGCTTTATGTAGTCTTTTAGTACTTTTACTAGAGTTTGTTCGTAACTCATTTTGATCTACCTTCAGCAAAACCTTTAAAAGTTCTAGTTTCTTTAACTTCTTTAGGTTTATCATTTAACATATCTTCCTCTTCTTGTATTCGAGTAAGTATTTCAAAAGCATCGAATATAGCTAGCTTTTTTGTTGCTGCTGCATTTTTTAAACGATCAGCAGATATATCATCATCTGAATCAACTATAGGTTCCTTAGCAACTTTAATAAGTTCCTCCACAGCCTTTTGCCCAGCTTGGATTATATTCAACTTCGTCTCCTTTGTATTCATATTTAATTGTAATATCTTTAGACTGCATGCGGTATAATCTATTATTATCTATAATAAACTCATACTCACTATTAAGGTTAAAACCTATTAAGTCTCCTTCGTTTATTCCTAACGCTTCTAACGACTTATTACCATATTTTAATATACCAATATGCTTTCTTTCTTTTTCAGCCGTTATAATGTCTTTTTTATTATTAAGTATAGGTTTAATAAAACAGTAGTTTAAAGGAGCTTTCCACTGGTTATTTTGCATGTATAAAAATATTTGATCAAAATAACAAAAGTACATATCTTCTTTAAAATACGAACTACTATTTTTTTCTCTACCTTTTATGTCGTAAAATCTTCTAAAAACATTATGGTGTACTATTACTTTGTCACCAACTTTTATATTTGTTTTACCAACTAAAGGTATTGACTTAACTATACCAACTCTATTAACAAACTTATGATCGTCCATTGTTGTGTTAATAATAAGCTTTTTACCGTCAATGTCTATTTCATTATTATACCTATTGTTTTCAGGTTCTATAATAAAATTGTATAAACTTTGCATTAATACTCTAGATTATATTCTATTGAAACAGCCATGTTGGAATTAAATTTTTTCCAAGGTATTATTTCATTGTTTTTTTCTATGTATATATTATATGATCCGTCATTTTGATCATGTAGTATATCACAGATACAATGACCTCCGTAAACCTGTTGACCTACGGAGTAATGCATTGCTTCATTTTTATAATCTGTACCTATACTTATTTTTCTAATTAGCTTCGCCATCTTCTTCAACTTCTTCTTCTACGATTTCTTCGTAAGATCCGTCTTCAAGGTTTACAGTTATTTTACCATATTTTTCTTCAAGAGTAGCATTTAACTCTTTTGACTTACCTACTACTTCTGCAAAAGCGTGAAGCAGCTCGTGCTTTTGTGCTTCGACAGCGCCTATATCAGATATTAATCTTAACTTAACAGACTCTTGAGCTTTTAACTGTTCTAGCTCTTTTTCTTCAATTTTTTTACTCATTTTAATTTGATTTAATTATTATTTAATTTACTATATACTAATCACTTATAATAAGGTTTATTTACCTTTAAATAAGCTTGTAGCTTTTTCTGTTGTACGCCCACCGAAATAAGCTAGCACAACAGCCATCATTACTTTTTCAAATGTATCGTTCCACGTAGCGCCTATGTTAAAAGGTATAGTATCAACTGAATCTAATATACCAGCTAAAGAAAATATACATATACACCACACTAAAACTAGTGGACGTACATTTTTAGAGAGCCACGAGTCAGACATACTATCTGCTTGCCAACGCGTTGTTATAGCTTCTATTTCTTTATTTTGTTGCTCGTATATTAATTGCTGTAATTTAATTTTGTCTTCAGTACTTACATCTGCTTTAGTTATTTCTGCTATAGCTTCTTTAGGTGTTGTAACACCTTGTAAAACTTGCCCAAGCGTTGGGTTAATCATACCTGCTGCTCCTAGCAATAACTTGCCTACGGTCGTATCTTTAAACTTTTTTTTATTACTCATTACCACTTAACTTTATTAGCCCAGTAAGCTGCACTTAGCTTACCTTTTGCTATGTTCTTTCTATGTCTAGCCTTAAAGCTTTTACGTCTTGCTTTTTGTTTAGCTGATTCACCTTTTTTAGGTTTACCAGCTGTTGTAACACCTTGCTGACCAAACCTTATAATTTTCTGAATACCACCAGAGCAAGCTTTAACCACGTGTGATTTAGTCTTGTGACTAGGAGTTCTTCTTGGCTTATTACAAGCCATTTTACTTTTATTTAGTTTAGCCATTTTGTATTACAATTTTAAAGCGTCAATACGAGATTTTTGGTCAGAAGAAAGTGTAGATACGAATAACTCTTGAGCCATTTTTAATTTTAAATGACCTTCGCTTCTGAATAAATCACCAACTTGATCTTCAGTTCTTTCGTTTTGAGCAATAGCTTGAATAGTTTCGCATATTACAATATTATCTACTGATGCTGCTACGTCAATATTTGCTTGTTCCTGTGTGTACTCCATTTTGTTTTTTTGTTATTTGTTATTGTTTGTTAAGCGTTTTCTAACGCTGTTACTTTTGCTGATAAATCCTGTATTGCTTTTACTAATACTGGTATTAATCTACCGTATGTAGCTTCAAGTTTTTCAGGATTACTATCATATACTAAACTTAAATAGTCATCATCAACTGTTTGTAGCTCTTGAGCTATAAATCCAATATCTTTTTTACCTTTATTAGATGAATAATATTGTTTTTCAACTAAATTACCATTTGCGTCTGGTTCTGTTTTTATTTCAGGTCTATTATCCCATACAAACTTTTTAGGTTTTAATGAATTAACAAAATCTAATCCATAAGGTATTGTTTCAATATCTTTTTTGTCTCTTTGATCTGACAAAGAAGTAATACTTGTTTGCTGACATCTTAATGTTCCAATACTTGAATTACCTAAAGTTATTTCATTATTTACGGTTGCAGAGCTTGGATATGAGTTAAAACCTATAATAGTATTATTATCTCCAGTAGTTAATGCACCACTATAAGCTGATGCAAATTGACCAATTATTGTGTTAGTTTCTCCATTTGTCAATCCATTTCCTGCGGCGTATCCTATTATTACACTTCCGTTTGCGCCATTAGCGTTTTCTCCAGCTTGAGATCCAATTATAACATTTTGACTTGAATTTGGATTTGTTGTTAATGATTTACCAGCAACATTTCCAATTAATACATTATCATAAGCATCTGTCATAGCTAATCCAGCGTTATAACCTAAAACAGTATTTTTTTGACCAGTAGTTAAATCACCAGCTGCTTTACCACCCATACAAACATTTTTTATACCAGTACTCATACTAACACCTGCTTGCCACCCTACAGCTACATTATATCCTTCAGCTCCTGCATCTTGTGTTTTTAAAGCTTCATATCCAACGGCAACATTTCTTCCATGAGCATTTTCAAAACCTAAAGCGTGTGTTCCAATTGCCACGTTTTGACCTCCAGTAGTTAAAGCGTCACCTGCTTTATCTCCTATTACAACGTTGCCGGCACCTGTAGTCATGCTTAAACCAGCATTATAACCAACAGCTACGTTTCCTGCGTCAGCACCTGCATTTAAAGTTTGAAGTGCAGCATAACCTACTGCTACGTTGTTGTCGTGAGTGTCTTCCGCACTTAAAGCGTTATAACCTACAGCTACATTTTTTTGACCACTAGTTATAGCGTCTCCTGCTTGTTGACCAATTAAAACATTCCAATCACCACCAGTCATCTGTACACCAGCACCAGCACCAATAATAACATTACCTTGTGCGCCAGTTAAAGCATTACCAGCAACTTCACCTATAACAACATTATCAAATCCAGTTAAATCACCAGCTCCAACAGCTCTATAACCTACAATTATATTTCTACCTCCAGTAGTCATTACATCTCCAGCTCCACCTCCGATAATAGTGTTATTAACACCTGTTGTTATACTTTTACCGGCTTGATAGCCTATTGCTACGTTTTCAGCATCACTACCAGCGTTTTGCGTTTTTAAAGCTTCATAACCAACCGCAACATTTTTTCCATGTGCATCTTCTGTTGATAAAGCCTCGTGTCCTATTGCTACGTTTTCAGCACCTGTAGTAAGAGAGTCACCAGCGTTATTACCTATTAAAACATTTTTTTGCCCTGTAGTCAAAACTCTTGCTGCAAAATAACCTACTGCAATATTGTTATTTTGAGCATCATTATTTTGATTAAGTAAAGCATCACTACCTATAGCTATACTTCTAGATCCAGTGTCTTCAGAAGTTAAAGCTTGATAGCCAATAGCTATATTATCTCCACCTACAGTAATTGCATCACCTGCAAAATGACCAATAACAGTGTTTTTTGTTCCTTCTGTTAACGCCGTGAGCGCTGAACCACCAATAGCTGTATTACTTGTTCCACTAGTTATAGCGTCCATAGCTGCTAAACCTAAAGCTGTGTTATCTGAAGCACTGCTTAAAGTACCTGTTGTGCTGTGACCTACTATAATAGAACCAGTAAAATTAGTTCCTTCTACTTTACCAGCAACACCACCACCACCGGCAGCAGCTAAAACAATACCACCTGATGATGAGCTGTAAGTTAACACATGCCCATCTGTGGATCCAAGACCTGGTATTCTAAGTAAGCTAATATTTGAATCACCTAAAGTAACCTGATTATTTCCAGTACAAGCTGCAGAATATCCAAAGCTATTTTGATTTGATGCTGCACCAGTGCTAACATCAGCTTGATATCCAATTGTAACGTTATTGCTGCCAGAAGATAAGCTTGGTGCAGCATTATATCCTAAAGATGTATTATTAACTCCAGTATTTAAGTCAGATAATGCATTTGTTCCAATACCAGTATTTTTACCAGTTGTAGTACTTGGAGCAGATTGAGTACCAGCTCCATACCCAACAAAAGTGTTGTCGTTAGACGTTGTTAGCGCGTCTCCAGCTTGATAACCTATTAAAGTATTGTTTGCTCCTGATGAAACAGAACTTCCTGCTTCAGCTCCAATTACAGTATTTTTTACTCCAGTAGTCATACTGTCTGCTGTATTATAACCTATGCCTACGTTACCAGCATTAGAACCTGCATTTAAAGAACTTAGTGCATACCAACCTATAGCAACATTATGGCCGTTACCATCCTCAGCAGTTAATGCGTTATAACCTATAGCTACATTTTTAGTACCTGTTGTTAAAGCGTCTCCACTAAAAGCACCTACTAGTACGTTTTCTGTACCTGAAGAAACAGAATATCCAGATCTATAACCTACAGCTGTATTATAAGGTGTACTACCAGCATTTTGAACTCTTAATGCCTCGCCACCAATAGCAACACTTCCTCTACCAGCATCTTCATCTCCTAAAGCATCATACCCTATTGCTACATTATGAAAACCAGTTGTTAAAGATTTTCCTGCAGAGTGACCAGTTAAAACGTTTCCATAACCTGTTGTTGTAGCAGTACCAGCTTGGTAACCAACAGCTGTGTTGAGTGCATTGTAGCCAGCGTCTTGGACTTTTAAAGCCTCAAAACCTATAGCTGTATTTTGTCCGTGAGCATCTTCTGCTGATAAAGCTTCATGACCTAAAACAGTGTTACCAGCTCCTGTAGTTAAAGCATCACCAGCTAATCCACCTATTATAGTATTTTTAATACCTGTTGAGACATTTAAACCAGCTTGATAACCTACTGCTACGTTGTAAGCGTCTTGTCCTGCGTTTTGTGCGCTTAAAGCACTATAACCAATAGCTATGTTTGTACCATGTTCATCTTCAGAACCTAAAGCTGAATAACCAACACCAACATTACTTGAGCCAATTGTTAAACTATCACCTGCAAAAGCACCTATAACTGTATTGGATAAGCCTGTTGTAATAGATGTACCAGCTTGAAAACCTAAAGCTATATTATAATCACCACTTGTAATAGCGTCTAAAGCAGCAATACCAACACCGGTATTACCAGTAGCTGAACTAAGAGTTCCAGTA